GGCAACATCGTTGGCAATGGCGGAGACGCACGTTTAGCTCTGCTAAATAAAATCAACGACAATAATGACGGTCAGCGTGCAGACGAACTTCAAGACATTGGCGAAAACGATAACCTCGAAGATTTTAAAGTTCAAAATGCTGATGGCTCTGAAGAAGATTTAGATAATCAACAAGCCAATACAGAAAATGAAGAAGATCTTGCGAACGGTTTCTCAACAGAGAATAAAGAAGATCAGAAAAATGAGAAATACAAATTAAAAGTCAACGGTCAAGAAGTTGAATTGACCTTTGAAGAGCTGGTTCAGCGTGCTCAAAAAGTTGAAGCTGCAGATCGTTATTTAGCAGAAGCAGCACGCATCCGTAGTGACGCATTAAACGGAAACCAGCAACAAGAACAAAGTCTATCCAAACAGGACGACTTTAATCAGGGGGTCGATGAAGACGACCTAGCACTAGCCCGAGCTATACAAATGGGCGATGAAGAGGAAGCAGTAGCAGCGATCAGAAAACTACGTTCAACAGGTCCATCCGCGGACGACCTAGCGAAAACAGTAGATGAGCGCCTAACATTCCGAGATGCTTTTAGTCGTTTCCAAGACGAATACAAGGACATCGTAAGCAATCCGCATCTAAATAAACTCGCTATTGATAGAGATGTTGAATTAGTTCGTGCAGGTGACACTCGCTCTTATTGGGAGCGTTACCAATCGATTGGTGAAGAAATCCGTGGAGTCGTTAAGAACATTGCAGAAACTTCTGGCTATGCAAAGCCTACTGAAGAAGATAAAGCTAAGCAGGAGAGTCAAAAGAATATGCAAAATCGACAAGAGCGAAAAGAAGGTGCAAGATCAGCGCCAACCTCTGCAGGTGCGAAGACATCGAACACTCAAGCAGATGAAAAAGAGGAAACAGTTAGCGATGTTATTTCTAACATGGCTAAATCTCGTGGTGGTCCACAATGGATGCACGGTTTCCAAGGTTAATTTAATTTATTTTTAGGAGTATATGACATGGCAGGTCAAGTGTGGGCAGTAAACTCTCTTGGTGGCTATATGTATTCTCGCCAACTCTCTAACGTGTTGCGCATGAACGTACAGCCATTAGTAAAATTCCGTCAATTCTCAGACGTTCGTGATGCGTCACAACAAGGTAAGAAGAAAGGTGACTCTTTCACTTGGGACGTATTCTCAGACGTAGCAACAGCTGGTGGCGTATTGGTTGAAACTAATACAATGCCAGAAACGAACTTTAGTATTACACAAGGCACATTGACAATTACTGAAGCTGGTAACAGTGTTCCTTACTCTGGCAAACTAGACAATTTGTCTAAATTCCCAGTGATGGAGTTAATTCAAAAAGTTCTTAAAAACGACGCAGTTAAAACTTTTGACCGTTTAGCATGGTCACAATTTAACCAAACATTGCTTCGTGCAATCCCAACTGGCGGTACTAGCACATCAGCTATTACTCTTTACACTAACGGCACTGTAACAGGCACAAACTCTATTGCATATAACAACGCTCACGCTAAAGCGATCGTTGATACTATGAAAGAGCGTAATATCCCTGCTTACCTCGGAGACGACTACTATGCATTAGCATGGCCAACAACTCTTCGTTCATTCAAAAATAACTTGGAAACCATCCATCAATATTCTGATACTGGCTTCAAGTTAATCATGAACGGTGAAATCGGTCGTTATGAAAACGTGCGTTATGTTGAACAAACTAACGTTGCGAAAGGTGTCGGCACAACAGGTATTGCTAACACTGCTGGCGGCGATATGGTGCCATGGGTCAACGGTCAATCTGACTGGTTGTATGTATTCGGTAACGATACAGTTGCGGAAGCGATTGCAGTTCCTGAAGAAATGCGTGGTAAAATCCCGACTGATTATGGTCGTTCAAAAGGCGTGGCATGGTACTATCTTGGCGGTTTCGGTATCGTACATACATTAGCATTGAACGCTCGTATCGTTAAATGGGACTCACAGGCTTAATTAAGGTAGGGGAAGGCTATGACTGACTTAGAATTAGAACAGCTCCATAAAACATTGTTGGATGGATCTGAAATTGCAGCTCTGCGGGCAGTTTATAATCTTGGCTATGCAGCTGGCGCTGGCACAGTATTAACTATTACTTCACCAGACGCTTCTGTAGCTACTGTCAAGCCTTCCGATACTGTAATTGCCGTGGCAAAAGCACATTCTCAATTAAAGAAATAAGGAGTAAATAATGGGTACTAAAAATATGGGGTACGATCATCCAGCCTATTTGGCTCGTGTTGGTCAACCAATGGGCGAAGCTGGCGGTGCTGCTACAACACAGTATGGTAAATTTGCTGCGTTTACAGCGATGTTGGCTTTCTCTGCTCAAGTCACAGTAACTACAGCTGGTACTGCAGCAGGTCACTTGTTGAGCGTTCTTAAAATCTCTGGCACAGCGACATCTACATTAGCAACGACTACTTTGGGCACGAATACTGCTGGTTACACAACCAACGTATTATTGACTAACGTTGCTGGCGGTGTTTCATTGAACCAAGGCGATATTTTAGACGTTGTAACTGGTGCTGATGTTGTTGGTAAAGCTGCTGTTGCTTATGAATTGGCAGTTTTGCCTCTTGCTAACGTTACAGCATAAGGAGAAATAACATGGCTATTCAACCAAAAATTCCAGCATCACAATCTCCAAAGTATGATGGTGAATTGAAAGGTCAAAACTCAGGTCAAGACTTTGCTCAACCTATGGTTAACTTTTCACATTCCCCAGAAGGCGTTGGCGGTTTGTATGATGATATTGGTGAAAAATCTGGCTTCCAAATCGATGGCTACCTTGATAAAAAAGGTCAGGCATACGGTGAAGGTGCTAAACTCAACTTCTTGCCTCCAGGAATGGACATCGGCAACCAAGAAAATTGCGACATCCGTATGATGCCGTTGAAGAAATTGGTTGAAGAGTCTTACTCTGGCGACGGTTGGGAACCAAAACCTCGTGACGTTCCAGAATTCGGTCGTGGCACTCCTGGCGGTAACGCTTGGGAAGTCATGCCTGAGTCTAAAAACGCTATGAATGGCGGTTTAAAAGCAAGTTCATCAGGCAAGTAAGAAGTTAAGAAAGAGGGGACTTAGGTCTCCTCTCTCTTTAAGGAGTTGGAAATGAGACGACCAAAAATCCAATGCCATAATTGTGCACCGAAAGAGTGGAGAAACACTCCAGACATGACTGGCTCTTATGAATTAGACGCTGTAATTATGCGAAATCCAAATAAGGACATGGCTGATAGACTTCCCGATCATTTAATGGGAAACGACGCTTATGTCATTCAAAACGGGTATAATTCTTATACCAAGCGCATTGACTAAGGAGACCTATTATGTCATGGCAAGAAAAATTCCAAATAACAGTGCCGCAGAAAGAGGAAACAGCGACCGACGAGGGTTGGGCATTTCCTGTTGACGCTAATAAAAACCTAAGAGACGCAAACGACCAGTCGCATAAAAACAATGCTTCTGCTATTGACGAATGCGATCAAAAAATGAATTTCCTTCCTCCTGGAATGGATATCTGCAATCAAGAATGTAAGAAAATCGAGAACATGCCTTTATCAATGGCTGGTGCGACAGACGTTTCTGGCAAAGTCGTAAATGATAAAGCATTTAGTTTGGATCGTGATAAAGGCGGTTTCACTCTGTTAGAGATGAAAGGCACTGACGATCAATATACAGGCGAGCACGTTGACCATTTTTATGGCGACGCTGGCGGTTTTGCCGAACGTAACAATTATTTAGACAGGATGTAATCATGTTACCCCAAAGCGCAACCGAACAGATAGTTAATCTAAGCAGTTCAAAATCAACTTATAGCGTAGTAATTCCTGATTATGTGCCTGTTGCTAATGCGACAGATCTTCTTCAGTTAATTGGTGCAGTCGGCAAACTTATCACTGTAACGATGATAAGAATTAATTCTGCAGCAACAACAGCAACTTTTGAAAATTTTTACGCTTATAAACGAACAGCTCCGAATACTGGCGGAACAATAAGTAACCCTGCTGTTGCTAAACATGATAGTCGTGATCCTGCTCCTTCAGCTGTCGTAAACCAATACAGTGCAAATCCATCAGCACTTGGCGCTGGCGTTTTAGTTCGTTCTGAGCACGTTTCAGCTTCTGCAGCTGCAGCTGGTAACTTAGTTACAGAATGGATTTTTGGCGATCGCGCTGCAAAAGCATTAATTTTAAATGGTCCAAATGAAAGTTTGTGTCTTAACTTCGGTGGGAATTCAGTCCCTGCTGGCACCAATGTCCACATGACCATTGAATGGACAGAGGAATAAATTATAGAAAGGTTGTAAAATGAAAAAAGTCGATATGAAACGTCCTTATGGTTTAATAACAGGACATGATGAAGCTCGTTATGAACAAGACGGGCTTCTTTTCGATTGGCAAGGTCATGCTCTAGTACAAGATGAAAAAGAGCCTGATGAAGAAAAAGAAATAACAACTAATACGACAGAAAAAGACGCAAGTAGCGACGAAATTACTACTAAAACAGACCCAAACCCATCTGCACGAGAGTTTTTACTTCGTTCTTTGAAAGAAAATGCGCTTGGTAAAGCAGTTATTTTCGGCATGTCTGAGAAAGAAAATATCAACTGGTCTGAGATTAAAGAAGCATTTATTGATTTAAACATCCAAGAATACACGTTTAAAAAACTGGTTTACTGGAAACTTCCTGAAAATTTAATGCCAAATAATGCATAGAAAGGTTCAAAATGGTTTGGAGCATTGATAATCCGCAGTGTAACGAGAGCAAAAAGATTTGTTATACTGCTGCGCCTTATTTGCGCGGAAAAGGCTTAGACATCGGGGCTGGCGATTTTAAAGTATTGCCTCACGTTATCAGCGTTGATAACATGAACCATGAACAGTTCGGTTTTCAGATTAAACCAGACATTCTGTGCGACTGCACTAATATGTCTTTGTTTACTTCGCAGTCAATGGATTTCGTTTATTCTTCACACACGCTAGAGCATATTGAAGATTATAAATCAACATTGAACGAGTGGTGGAGATTAGTTAAATTCGATGGATATTTAATTCTTTACTTACCACACAAAGAGTTTTACCCAAATATCGGCACGGAAGGTTGTAATCCAGACCATAAACACGACTTTTTACCAGCAGACATAATTTCTGCAATGGAAAGCGTAACTGGCGGTAAATTTGACATTGTTGAATGCCAAGAGCGAAACGAAGACGAAGAATATTCAATGTTTATGGTTTTCAAAAAAATTAAAGGCTCTAAAAACAAAACGTCTTATCTAGATCCTAAGCCAGAGAAAACAGTTTGCGTCGTTCGTTATGGTGCATTCGGCGATTTATTACAGGCTTCAAGCGTATTCGCAGGACTTAAAAAGCAAGGTTATCATGTAACATTGTTTACTTCTCCTCCTGGAAGTGACGTTATCACGCACGACCCTAACATCGATAAAATCGTGCTATTTGATAAAGACCAAATTCCGAACGCGAACTTGGTTGACTTTTGGAACGTTCAGAAAAAATACTTCGATAAATTCGTAAACCTATCTGAGTCTGTTGAAGGAACATGGTTAGCGATGCCAGGAAGAACACAGCATGGCTGGTCTCCCGTTATTCGTCATAAATACATGAACGAAAATTATCTACAGTTCCAGCATATGCTTGCTGAAGTTCCGCACGAACCTGTTGTTAAGTTTTATGCAACGCTTGAGGAAAAGGCTTGGGCTAGGAAATTAAGAGCGAGAATGAATGAGTTCGTTATCGTTTTCTCTTTAGCTGGCAGTTCCGTGCATAAAACATGGCCATATTTAGACCAGATCCTAGCTTCAGTTATGGTTGGCTTTGACGGTAAAAACGGAAACCCAAAAGCAGACGTCGTTCTTGTCGGTGGTCCAGAAGCTGTTATGCTTGAAGCTGGCTGGGAAAACGAGCCAAGAATTTATAAGACTAGCGGTAAATGGACTATTCGTGAAACAATGAGTTTTTTAGCAGAAGCTGACTTAATTATTGGTCCAGAGACAGGCACGCTTAATGCTGCTGCTAATTTAGAAGTCCCAAAAATCGTATTTTTATCCCATTCAACTCATCATAATTTGACTAGGGACTGGGTAAATACAATCCCTCTGCAAAGTGAAGGAACTAAATGTGCTGGTCGCGGAAACGACGAAGTTCCTGCATGCCATATCTTGCATTTTGGCTGGGACCATTGCACGAAAGATGAATATACAGGTACAGCTCAATGCCAAGCTGATATTAAAGGCGAAGTCGTCTGGGCTGAAATTCAGAAAATTGTTGAACAACGTTTTGCAAAGGCAAAAAAGAAGGCTTAGATGACTACTAGCGGAACATATGTATTTTCAGTTTCTCGCGATGATATTATCAGAGAGGCAATGGTTAATATTGGAAAACTTGGAGAGTCAGATGCTATAACTCCTCAAGAGACTCAAGATTGTGCAAGAAAATTAAATATGTTAGTTAAGCAATGGCAAGCGAAAACCGATTTCGCTCCAGGACTTAAAACATGGACTCGCAGACGTGGCTACTTATTTTTAAGCGGTACGACTGGCCAATACTCTGTTGGCCCAACTGCTGTTGGCTGGACAAATTCTTTTGTCAGTACGATGACGACTGCAATTGCTTCCTCTGGAGCAACATCTATCGTGGTAAATAGAACGACGGGCATTTCTTCTACAGACAATATCGGCGTGCAGTTAGATAGCGGAACGATATTCTGGACGAAAGTCGCCAACGTCAATTCTGGAACAAAAACGATTACGTTATTAGCAGGACTGCCAAGTCAATCTAGTGCTAACAATACAATTTTTGATTATTCAACTGCAGCACAGCAGCCTCAAGTTATTGAGACTGCGCTATTGCGCGATAACCAGAATAATGACGTTCCGATTAAATTGATGACTGTTCAAGAATATGATTTTTTACCTTCAAAAACAAACATTCAATACAATTCAGATCCTAGTGCTATTTATTATGAGTTCCAACTAGGAAACAGCAATCTGTTTACAGATGTTGCAGCTGCGACTGACGTTACGAAATATTTGGTTATTACTTACCTTGAGACCATTCAAGATTTTAACAATCCTAAAGACACTCCAGAATATCCGCAGGACTGGTTTTTACCTTTAACTTGGGGACTAGCTAAACAAATCGCACCAATGTTTAGTTCCCCTTGGACTCCTGAGATGGAAGGGAATTACACAATGTCTTTAGCGATTGCTCAAAAACGCGATCCAGAAAGAACAGTTCTTTATTTCCAATGTGGCGAGGAAGTTTAAATGCAATCATTGCCTTTATTCGGTGTTGGTATACAATCTTACTCTGCAGCTGTTACTTCGCAGAGAAGGCTTAATTGTATCTATGAAGTTAGAGACGACAACGACAAAAGCAAAATGATTTTGCGCGGAACTCCTGGAACGAAAAACTTTGTTAATTTGCCTTCTGGTCCTGTTAGAGGATGGCGAGTTGTTAAAGGTGTTTTATATGCTGTTTCATATAATATTCTTTACTCAATATCAACAACAGGAGTTACTACAGTTCTAGGAACGATCGGAACTATCTCTGGGTATTGCTCACTTTCTGATAATGGCGTGCAATTGGCGATCGTCGATGGCGCAGCAGGATATATCTATACAATCGCAAGCACGACATTGACTAAAATTACAGACGCTAACTTTCCTAATGGATGTAAAACGATTACGTTCGCTGGAGGCTTATTTATTGTTGAGCTTCCAGGAACACTTCAGTTCTATTTAAGTAAAGCCTATGACGGATTAACTTGGACTCCTGTAGTTTTCGCTAGTAAAGAAACTAATCCTGACAATATTGTTGCTGTTGACTCAATGATGGATACGCTTGTTATTTTTGGCACTGACACGACAGAGTTCTGGCAGAATACTGGTGGATATCCATTGCAATTCGGCAGGGTAAATGGCACCGTGCAAAATTGGGGTATTGCAGCGATAAACTCAAGAGCAAAATTCGCTAATTCGATCGCATTTTTAGCGCGCAATACTCAAGGACAAGTCCAAGTCGTTATGTTTAACGGCTACGCAACGCAACGCATCAGCAATCACGATATTGAAAATATTATTAACGGTTTTCCTGTTGTCGCTGACGCCATTGCATATTCTTATATGTTTGACGGTCATATGATTTATCAGTTGACATTTCCATCAGCTAACGCAACATTCATTTATGACGGGATAACAGGATTATGGTCTGAAGCGCAGACTGGTGTTGCTATTCAAGCAAGGCACTTCGGGAATTTGGGAATAACCTACAACGGATTAAATTATATTTCTGATTATCAGAGCGGAAACATTTATTTAATTACAGACAATGCATATACAGACGCTGGAATTCCTATTAAACGCCAAATCCAAAGTAAGCATCTTCGAATGCAGGGGAATGAATTTGCTATTGCTGAAGTATTTTTAGATATGGACGTCGGGATGGGGGTTCAGTCAGGACAAGGAAGCGACCCAAAGATAATGCTACAAGTTTCCAAAGACGGTGGTCAAACTTACGGGAACGAGCGAACAGTTTCTATCGGAACTGTCGGTTCATATCAAAAGCGAGCAATTTTTAGGCGTTTAGGCTCGTCAAAAGATTTCGTGCTTAGGGTTACGATGACAGATCCTGTTCCTTTCGTTATAACCGAAGCCTGTGGTTTAACACCGCAAAGGTATGCATCTTGAGTTTAATATCTCCTCCTCCAATTACACGTCTTGCTGTTGAGAAAGATGGTTCATTCGTTTCTGGATGGATTAATTTCTTTGTTTCGCTTTTTAATGTGTTTAATTGCTTAGGAAATTCTGGAACTAGCACTATTGTTGTTGCTGCGAACGGGGGAAGTTTTTCTTTTCCATTAAATATGGAAACGATCTTTTTAACACCAGCAAGTTCGCTTTCAACATTCACCATCGTTCTGCCTTCAAAAGCGATAGACGGTCAGCCAATTTATATCAGCAGCACGCAAGCCATTAGCGCACTAACGCTATCGCCAGTTTCTCCATCAACAGTTTCAACAACCGTCGTGACATTATCAGCGAATACAGGTATCGCATTAAGGTATAATAAATCCAAAAATATTTGGTACAGATTTTTGTAGTATAATTTTGATAAAGAACATTAAATGAATAGAATTCCACAAGGTTATGAAGAGATAGAAATGCCAGAGCAAATTCATTATTTTGCTGGTGGCGTTTATGCAAAACAAGTTTATCTTAAAAATAAAAACACTTACATTCGCAGCCATAAACATAAGTTCGATCATTTAAGTATTTTGGCGAGCGGTAAAGTAAAAGTCGTCGTCGATGGTGCAGAAAAAGAATATACAGCTCCATGCGGAATTGATATTAAAGCTGGAAAAGAACACGAGATTTATACTCTTACAGATGGGGTTACTTGGTATTGTATTCATGCTATTCCTGAAGAATGCAAAGAAGACCAAGAGCATATTGATGAGGTTCTAGTTGAGCGCAAGTCCGATTAAATTATTAAAGTCTGGCGTTGACGTTGGCGATCTGCAAAAACAGCTTGCTGATAACGAACAGCTTTGGGACGCGATACCACTAAGAACTAAAAATCGATATGTAAACACTTTTGAAGGAACTTCTGACATTTGGGTTAGATGTAACGATCTAAAAAATTATAACCCTGAAGACCCTACGCATTTTGTTGATGAGCACAGACCTGTTTGGTATCCTGCTTTTTATCAACTTCCAGCTTTGACAGATTTAATTTTTGATTTAATGGCTTTTGTTAAAGGCGAAGAGCTTGGCGGTGTTTTAATTACCCGTGTTCGTCCTGGATGTAAAATTAAACCACATATTGATTATGGATGGCATCAAGCCTACTATGACAAATACGCAATTCAAATTAAAGGCAATGAAAAGCAAAGTTTTAATTTTGAAGCTGGCTCATTAAGTCCTAAAGACGGTGATGTTTTTTGGTTTGATAATTCTTTTCTGCATTGGATAAACAATGATAGTGATGAAGATAGAATTACTTTAATTGTGGCTATTAAGTCACACGGAGGAAAATAAAATGCCTTTTGGAGCTGTTGCTGCCGCCATTGGTGGTGCTGTTGGATCTGATATTGCTGGTACAATTATTACTGGAGCATTGGTCGGTGGGGCTGTTTCTGGCGTTACTGGCGGAAATATTTTACAAGGAGCATTACTTGGTGGCGCAACTGCTGGAATCGGATCAGCTGTGAGCGGTGCTGTTAGCGGAGCTGCTGGCGCTGGCGCTGGTGCAGGATCTGGATTGGCAGCTGGCGGCACGATGACTGCTGACCAAATTCAAGCTGCAATGGATGCTTATACTTCTGCAGGTTATACAGCGGATCAAGCTGCAGGCTTTATCGGTCAAGCAGCAGGTGTTCAAGGAATGACTGCTTCTACTCTTAACGGGATCGTTAATGGCGGTGGCACGTTAAATATGGCGAGCCAAGCATCGCAACTAGGCAGTATCGCCAGTTCTGGTCTAGGAAATACATTATCTTCAGCATTAAAGAGCGGAACTTCAACTCCAGGATTTGTTCAAAGCGCAACTGGCGCATTAGCTAATCTAGGGCAAGGAGTCCTTCAATCTAACGCAATCAGCAATGCTGCTGCTGCAGAAGCGCAGGCAGCTGCGAACGCTAATCAGCAACAATTAGCAATGTATAATGAAAATGTCGCGTTGCAAGCGCCATGGCGTGCTGCTGGCACGACAGCTCTTGGACAACTTTCTGCAGGAACGCAGCAAGGAGGCCAATTTAATACTCCATTCACGATGGCGATGGCTCAAAATATGCCAGCCTATCAATTTGCAGAACAGCAAGGACAAGGTGCGATTGATGCTAATGCAGCTCGTGGCGGCACAAGATTGTCTAGTGCTAATTTAGAAAATCTTGCTCAGTTTAATGCTGGAAATGCAGCGCAATACGAAAACCAAGCATTTAACCAGTATATGACACAGAATAATGCTGCTGCAAATCAATTGCAAAGTCTAGCAGGTTTAGGTCAAACTGCAGTAACAAATACGCAGACAGCTGGTCAAAATACAGTTAATAATACTAGCGCAAATACAATGGCTGTTGGCAGCACGAATGCTGGTGCAGCTTTAGGGCAAGGAAACGTTACAGCCAATACGATCGGAAACATCGCAAACAGCGGTATTGCACAATATACATTGAGTGGTTTACTCAATAGCGCGACATAGGAGAATAAAATGGATGTAGGCGCAGCAATTGTAAATAATTCCCCACAGCCAGTCGCTGTAGATCCGATGAAGGATATGCAAAAAGCATATACCATGGCAGGGGATATTTCTGACTATAACCAAGCTCAAAAAGACAGAACTTCAGCGAACCAAGATGAAGCTGTTATTAAAGCGATGATGCAAGATCCTAATTATGACTGGAATACTCCTGACGGTGTAAATAAAGCAGTTAAAGATCTTCAAGGCAAGGTCTCCCCAAATACCTATGCAAAACTTCAGCAGAATGCTAATAAAGTAAGCACGGACTATGTTAAGACGCAAAAAGCGTTGTCAGAGTTGCCTGTCGATAAATTAAATCAGATGAGTCAGTTGACCGATTATGTTGCTAACTCGCAAGGTGATATTTTAGAAGGGTATAAAAAGGCAGTCGTTGCTAAGCAAGCAGATCCAAATGCTCCAGATCCTATGCAGGTTTTTACTGCAGCAAAGCAAGCAAAAGCCCAAGAAATGTCTCAGCTTAAAGACGCTCAAGGCAACCCGATAATTGACCCAAAAATTATTCAGCAATTCGCTCAGATGGATCCTGACCAATTAAAAGCAAAATATACGCAAGGATCTTTATATCAAGGTCTTTTAGCAAATGCTGCTAAAATTCAGAAAGAGCAAGCTCAAGCTGGAGAGTCAGCTGCTAAAACTACAAAAATTGAAACTGAAACTGGGCTTCTTAAAGAGACTGGCGGTAAGGACGTTGATCCTGTCGCAAAAGTCATTAAAGAAAAAGAAGCAGGTCTGTTTAATAATGAAGATGGCACGCTTAATGAACAGCTTTATCAACAAACGCTTGACGCTGCAAAATCTAAAGCTGCGGGTAAAGGTGCGACGAGCGGAATGACTATGTCCCCTGAGACTGTAACTCGCATAGCAAAACAAGCACTAAGCGGAGACCCAAATGCGCTTAAAGGTCTTTCTGGCGGTTCGCATGGCGGTAGTGCTGCTAACAGAGCTGCGATTGAAAATGAGATGACTAAGATCGCTGAAGAAGAAGGATTAACCCCAGAGCAATTATCTAGGAAAAAAGTCGCATTCCACGCAATGCAAAAAGCTCAAGACACGCTTAATAATCGTGGGGCTGTTATTGACTCTGCTGCGATTGAAATGGATCAGTTTATTGATCTTTCAAAAGCATCATATGACAAAGTCGATCGTGGTAGCATCGTTCCTCTGAATGAGCTTCGTGCTAGAATAGAAAAAGGAACTGGCTCTCCAGAAGAAGTAGAACTATACACAAACTTACAAGCACTAGCCAACGCTTATGCTGTAGTTTCACGTCGCGGTGCGCCTGTTACGAATGAGTCAATGAAAGCTGCTGAAGACGTAGTAAATAAATACTATTCAAAAGGTCAGTTTGAGTCAATGGCTTCAGCAATGCACAAAGAAGCAGAGGCTGCAATCTCATCAACTGAAAAAGCTGGCGAGGGGCTTTACGGAAGAGGAGGTTTTGGCGAAACGAAAAATCCTAAAGACAATGCTCCTGCTGCAGACAATCAACCGAAAATTAAATACAAGCCATATGCTGGCGTAACAAAACCTGCAGACGCTATCGTTAAATTTACAGCTCCAGCAGAGCAGCATCAAGTATTAGTTAACATGGGAATTAAAACTCCTCAAGACCTACAAGCTGCAATTAAAGCTGGTGATTTTGGTAAAATAACTCCAGAGCAAGCAATGACTTTAGCAAAAGCATATGGTGTTAAATAATGGATCAAAATGTCCCATTAGTTTCTGATGCTCTTGTCGACTCAGTAATTCATCATGAGTCTGGCGGAGATCCTAATGCTGTGTCTAAAGTTGGCGCTGTTGGTTTAATGCAACTCATGCCACAAACAGCGAAAGAGTTAGGAGTTACTAATCGTTTCGATCCTGAACAGAATAAAAATGCTGGACGTTTATATTTAAGTAAACTCGTGCATAAGTATAATGACCTAGAAAAAGCGTTAATCGCTTATAATTGGGGTCCAGGAAATGTAGATAAACACGGATTAGAACATGCACCAGAAAGCTCAAAAACTTACGCCAAAAACATCATCAATCGTGCTTACTCTGGTAAGAGCCAAGAGCATCACGCAGATATTTCTAAACCAGAAATCGTTCCAACAAAAGAAGTTCCAGAACAAAAGCAACCAGGAACTTTAGAAATGTTGGAAAATTTAGCTAAAAGCGAACTTCCAGATTTTAGCAAGATGATGCCAAAAGCGCAAGCAGAAGAAAAAGAACAGCCAGAAAAGCCAATAATATCTCAATATGGTCGTGAAGCGCCAAAAGAAGGCTATTTAACTAAACTTAATCCAGCGCAAGAAAAACGTTTTCAGGCTTGGGCGCAAAAAAATAATGTTCATTATGAGGACTCGCCAAATTCTGATTATGACATGCGTGGGTTTTGGCTAGACATGACAACTGGCGGTAAACATCATCAAACTGGAACCAATAAAAACGACAATAAACCGCATTTTACAGACTATTATAAAACTCCTTATCATAAAAGTTTTAGTCGTGAGTCGAAATGGGCAAAACCGAACGCTCCAAAATGGAATATGAAAGACCAATTAGTTGATGATGCTGGGAATGTAGTATTCGACGAACGCAAGGAGGCAAGAAAATAATGGCTGATATGAATATGCAAGAGTTTCTTTCTGGTGCTGGGTTTGAAGCCCCAAAAAAACCAGAAGCTGCAGCTCCAAAAGAAATGCCTTCTGAAGTCGCAACAGAAATCACCGCAGAACCACAGCAAGCCGAACAAACTAAACAAGAAGTCGCGAAGCCTTCTCCTAAAAAAGAAATCGCCCCTGCTCGTGCAAAACCGATGGCTGCACGCAAGTATAATTTAGCAGACGCTGTTGTTAGCTCTTTAAGCAATACTGCTCCTGCTTTGGATTTAGTTTCAATGGGACAGTCAGCTTTTAAATATGGCATGGGACTTGTTAATCCAGAGGCAGCAAAAGATACAGAGTCGATGACAAAAGCTGCTGCTGTTGGCGCTCAGCGTGGAGTAGAGAAACCTATCCTTGGAACTGCACAAACTGTTGGCCATGTTTTGCCTAGTTCCACTGGCGCTGCACCTAAGACGGATGCTTTGGTTACTGAAAGGCAAAAATCTTACGAAGAAAATCCTGACGTTGTTAAGCACCCGACAGCTGCTGGTGCTGGTGAGTTTGTTGGAGAGACAGCTGCGATGGCTCCTGCTGCACTTGCAGCTCCTGAAAGTATTGGAGGAACGATGCTTCTTGGCGGTGCTTTGGGGATGACTTCGCCTGTTGCTGATACTAGCAAGGGAGATTTTGCTAAGCAAAAAGGAATTCAAGCACTAGAGGGCGCAGGAACTTCTTTAATCCCAACAGCATTAGCAAATACAGGCAAATACTTATTGCGTGGCGGTAAAGAAGCTGCACAAAAGATGGCTAAAAACTTAAACTTATGGAAAGAGACAGGCATTAGCAAAGAAGCTGGTGCTGGTCCATCTTTAGGTCAAGTTTCAGAAGGCGGGATAACGCACGAGACAGGCTCCACAAAAGCAAGGTTACAGAACCAATTAAATGCTTTGGAGAAAAAATCAGGTCAGGCTGCAGATAAATTCTCACCAGCCCAAACTAAAGCAGAAGCTGGCACCAACATTAAAGAGAATATTTTAGGAACTCCAGAGACAGAGACAGTTAAAATCCGTGGCAAAAAAGTCGATGTGCCTACTGGTAAAACTGTTGGCGGTTGGCTTTCTGATACTGAGAAAAAAGAGGGCGAGTTGTACGATAAAGCCTATAAGCGCATTGGTCCAAAAACGAAAGTCGATCTTGAAAATACTTTCCGAACATTGGACGAAATTACAACTCCAAATCCAGGAGCACGACGCTCTACTGCAATGTCAATTCCGAACGACGTTAAAGAGCTGTTGGTAAAAATCAGGGCTGATGCTGCTGATGCTTCTAAAAATGGTCGTTCATTGTCTTTCGAGAGCGTGCGTGAATTACGTTCAGCGATCGGCAAAGCAGTGAAAGACGCTAAGTTGAACGGCGAAACCCCGATGGAAGAAGCTGCAAATAAAATCTATGCAGCGTTCAGTCAAGATCTTCGCAATACAGTTAAATCTAAAGGACCAGTGGCTCAAAAACTAATGGCTGATGCTCTAGAATTTTCTAAAGCTAAGCATGAGAAATTGGATAACTTTATTGAGCCATTGACTAAAAAACGTACACCAGAGCAGGGGTTCGACTTTACAATGGCAGAAACCAAAAAGGGTGCGACTCAGCTTAAAGAAGTGATGAGCACGATGAATCCTAGCCAGAAAAAAGATCTGGCAGCTGTTGCGTTGCGTGAAATGAGTAAGAGCAATCAGAAATTCGATCCTGAAGCGTTTTACTCTGGCTGGAATAATATGCACAAAGACGCTAAAGATGCTCTGTTCGGTGCTAATTCTTCACAGCGTAAAGCGATCGATAAACTAATGACAGTTTATGAGCAAATGTCTGCTGGACATGGCGCAAAAGGCGGTAAAATACTTGAAAGAATTACACACCATGGCGGTGAGAATTTAAGCCCGATTATTTATTTAAATCCAGGTGTTGATTTAGGAAGAGCGATAACGAACCCGACTATCCTCTCATGGCTAGCAAAAACAGTTAACAAGCCAACAAATCAACTCGGTGCTGCTCTAGGTGCTTTATCACAGCAGTCCCAAAAACTTTCTCCAGACGATAGAGCTGAAGTTCAAGATTACATTAATCAAGTTAAAGCATACGAAAAAGAACACGGAGAGGAATAAAATGAAACTATTGATTATTGATACTGATGGTGTTGGCTTATCAATAGCGATGCGCTCTGTTGCTGCTGGGCACGAAGTTAAGTGGTTTATTAAGCCCAAGCCAGAGAATAATCCAGAAGAAACTGGCAAAGGCTTTAGGGGAGTCGAGAAAGTAAAGAATTGGCTTCCTTTTGTTAAGTGGGCTGACTTAATTTTACCGACGAGCAACGATGATTATGTTGAACGTCTTACTAAGTTAAAAGCGCAGGGCTTCCCCGTCTTTGGACCAACCACTGAGAGTGCTAAATTAGAAATCTCTCGTGGCGACGGCATGAAGATTTTAGAGAAAGCTGGCATTGAAGCAGCACCATACATGACGTTTAAAAATATGAGAGAAGCGTTAAAACATGTTGAGAAAACAGAAGAACGTTTCGTATTTAAAACGCTAGGCGATAACGAAGACAAGTCTTTAACTTACGTTAGCAAGCATGCAGCTGACCTTATCGGTTGGATGAACAGAATGATTGAGCAGAAAAACGAGCCGAAAGGCGACGTTATGCTACAAACGTTCATCGAAGGAATTGAGATGGGTGTTAGTCGTTTTGTCGGTAAAAATGGCTGGGTTGGCCAATGGAACGAGAGTTTCGAGCATAAAAAACTTATGAGCGGAAACTATGGTCCAAATACTGGCGAGATGGGAACTGTTGCTAGCTTTACAACAGACAGCAAGTTAGGCAGAGAAACGCTAGGCAAGCTAGAAGATGAGTTAGTCAAACGTGGCCATACAGGCGACGCAGCATTGGGCTTTATTATTGATAAAGACGGAAAGCCATGGCCGACTGAATGGACTTGCCGTTTTGGCTGGCCAATTACGAACATGATGCTTGCTGCGACGAAAGACGATCCAGTTCAATGGATGGTTGATGCGCTGAAAGGCAAGGACAGCACGAGCTTCTCTGAAGACATCGGTGTGTGCTTAGTTATGGCACATAAAGATTTTCCTCACGGTCATGCTAAGCCAGAAGAAGTTTCTAACGTTCCTATTTTTGGGATAACCAATGGCAATAAGCATTACATCCATCCTCAAGGGGTGAAGATCGACATTATGCACGATATGGCTGGCGAAAAAGTCGTTAAGAAACCAATGTGGAATACAACTACCAATTACGCTTTAGTGGTAACGGGCTTCGGCGATAACGTAAAGCAAGCAGCAGACCGTGCTTATAAAACAGCGAAGCAATTAACAATCAGCAATCAAATTTTGCGTGATGACGTTGGCGAGAAATTAAAAGAAAGCCTTCCAAAATTACACAAAATGGGATACGCCACTCACTTCAATTACGAGTAAAATATGGACATTGAAGTTAAAATAATTCCGCACCACAAGCAACGTTATGATACGATCGGCGATTGGTTCGAAATCGTTCAAGTTATGGACGGGGATAAAAGGTTGGGAATTAGAGTTTCAAACATGGAAAGCGAGGAGAGCGAGTTCGCTGTCGCTATTCATGAAATGATTGAAGCGTTTCTTTGCTTGAAACGTGGAATAACAGTAAAAGAAGTTGATAATTTTGACTTTAATTTTAAAGGGGAAGGCGAGCCAGGAGACGATATTGGAGCGCCATACTACAAAGAGCATCAATTTGCAACGAAGATCGAAAGGTTAATTATTGAAGAATTAGGTTTGGACTGGGACAAGCATGAACAGACCATTAATGGAGTTAGCTAAATGACGACCCAAGTGTATTTATCGCCTGTATTTAATGGCCAACAGCTGTTCAACGATCAAGGTGTCGTTCTAGCTGGTGGCTTTATTTATACTTATTATGCTGGGACGACAACTCCAGCCCCGACTTACACGACGAATAGCGGTACTGTGCAGAACAGCAATCCTATCGTGCTTAATTCTGCAGGAAGACCTCCGCAAGAAATTTGGCTTCCAGCAGGTCAACTTACTAAGTTCATCGTAACAGACAGCAATGGCAATCCGATAACTCCGAATAATTATGATAATATCGCAGGGATTAATGATCCTGCATATTCAACATTAAGCACAAGCGGACAATGGGTTTCTGGTCCTGGACCAACTTATGTTAGTTCTAATTCATTCTCAGTAACAGGCAATCTTACGCAAACGTTGACCGTCGGTCGCCGATGCCAGTTTACAGTAACAGCAGGAACTGTTTACGGAACGATCTCTGCTTCTGTTTATAGCAGTGGTTCAACTACCGTCACGATGAATATGGACGGAGCTGGTGCATTGGATAGCGGTTTAAGTGTAGTCAATTATGCGCTGTTTACTAGTCTTATTCAAGCATTGCCAATTCGCTATAACAATTCCTCTGGAACAAACACCTATACAGCGACAGTTGGCGTTTCTACGCTAAACGATGGCGACGAATTTAAAATTAAAATCGGAAATGCAAATACAAGCACAACAGTTACGTTGCAGCTAGATAGTACGCCAGCCACAGCAGTTTCCGATATTAATGGTAATAGTTTAGGCATTGGCGATCTTTCTGCTGGCGGTCAATATACATTTAGATACGATAAAAACGCAAATAAATTTTTCTTGGTTACAGTTCCTTCTGTGTTAATGAAACCAGGAGTTACAAATATCTTTACAGCGCAGCAATATTTCGCTAATATCGCGCTGACCGATGCTGCGACGATCGCTTGGGATCTTACTGCTGCTCAGGTTGCTAGCTTTACTTTTGTTTCTAGCAATAGAACGATGGGAACTCCAACCAATCTTAAAAATG